GCTAAGACGCGTTCGGCCGTCATTGACTTTATAGACATTGATGACGCCTATTTCTCGGAACACTCATCGACACGGTTAAATACCTACGTTAAGGCCGTCGGCGAGGATGGTATTGGAATACTGGACACGGCGGTTGATAACTGGTTAAATACTCTTGAACGATGGCTGACGATTTGGTTATCCGTAAACCTGCACTCTACCGATACGCCGTGAAGCTGTTGGTGGACGTGTTGTACCAGATGGGGTGCGATATGCGTCAGACATTCCGCGTGAACGATACCGACATCCACGCGTGGAATCACTTCATAGAACGTTACGCCTCCGCTACCGAGGACTTCACCCGGCGTTTCATTCTGTTTCAATTACAATGTCGTTACGGCGAGCGTTCGGGCTTATCACGCAAGACGCTAAGTCGTACACGATTGGCGTGGCTTGTCAGTAAGGCAGCCATAAAATCGTGGGAAAAGGTCTATCCGACGTCGGCCGCCCGTTTTGTGGCTAAGGGGCTGAAAAGCCGTTTTGACGTCTCTACGCTCAAGAGCGAGACCGAGTTACCAGCGTTATTAGTTAGGCTTATAGACCGCGAAGAAAAAGCCAAAGCGGCGTTTTACAGCACTAATAAGGGGTTTGCGTGGTGTATCGTGAATACGACGTTATATCACCACCGGAGCCCTTGGTGTGCGACGTGTAAATTCAAGGAACAGTGCAAGAAACTACTGGGTAAAAACTACCCTCTTGCGTACAAAATACGAGGATATGCTTAAAGATAGACTATCGTCCAACCTAATCACCGAGCTGTTTTCGGCAGCTATTCGTAAACGTTCGGTTTTCGATATATTGAATCAATATCTGCGCTTTTCGTATCTTCAGGTTGAGGCTGAAAAGAAAGTGTGGAAAAAGATGACTGAACGGTATTCTAAAACCGGGCGCGTACCGACCATCGGTCAGTTGCAACAGGCTTTTCTGGATGACGAGGGGGTTTTGGAATTAATCGAGAATATACGCGACGTAGATGTTACGGACGAAGACATTCCGTCGTTGATAGCTTCGCTGGAAGCGTACATTCGCCAGATGAAATTCCTCGACGCTAACGACCGTATCGCCGATTCCTACAACATGGGCGATAAGGAAAAGGCATATAATATCCTAATTAAAGCGGCTGAGGAAATATCACACTTTACCATCCAGGACGCTAAATACGACCGCGTGTTCAGCGACTTCAACCGTCGTCAGCTGGAACGGCGGAGTACCGACTGGAATTATCGTTTCAAAATTCCTACTTGCATTGACGAATTGGATTACAAGTTAGGCGGTTCCAATGGCGGCCCTGAAACGGGTGAAGCGTGGCTGTGGATGGGTATATCGGGTGCGGGTAAATCTCAAGCACTGGTACACCTGGGTATCGCGGCTTCACGGCAGGGGTATCGCGTGGTTCATTTCCAGCTGGAGGGTACGCGCGAGCAGGCCATGGCCCGTTACGATTCGGCGTGGTTAGGCGGTATCTATCAGGATGTAAAGGTTGGTAATATTTCCGACACTAAACTGAAGATGGCACAACGCGTCGTGGCCAAGTTAGGTAAAACCGACATTATCGTCGTGGCGGTTGAAAGTTTCGGCGGCATGACCGTTACCCAGATGCGTCAGGAACTCCAGGACATAGAACGGGCCTACGGCAAGGTGGACATGATACTGTGGGACTACCTCGAATTGGCCGAGTTAGGCGACGGTCATAGCTATTCGATGAACGAGGAGCGCTTCCGTCAGATGAAACTGGCTCAACAGGCTAAAATGATGGCTATGGAGTTCAACGCCGTGGTTCACGTTGCTACCCAGGCTAACGGTATTCCGCCCGAACTTCTCAATGACCCCGACTTCGTCATCACGCGTTACAACCTGGCGGAGGCTAAGGGTAAGGTGAACCCAATGGACGGTTTCGTGACGATGAATTTCACGTCTGACGAGCGCAAGGAAGAAATCATGCGTTTGTATCTCGATAAGGCTCGCGAACACAAGGCCGGGGATATTATCCGTATTTGTAACAACATGACCTATTCGCGTTTCTACGACCGCAAGCGAACACTGGAAATGCCGTGGGAGGATATTGTCGAAGAGCAACACGCTACCAAAACGAAACGCGGGCGGCGTAATACGTCGGTGGACGATGACGAATAATCCTTACTGAAGAATGAACAATTATAACCGTACAAAACTGGTAATATGTACGGTATAATTTACAAAACTACGAACCTCGTCAACGGCAAGATTTACATCGGTCAACACCGCTGTGACACGGACGAATTCGACGGGTATTTAGGCAGCGGGAGTGAAATATTAAAGGCTATTGATGAATTTGGTAAAGAAAATTTTAAGCGCGAAACGCTTAAGATTTGTAATAATCAAATTCAGTTGAATGGCTGGGAATGTTACTTTATTTTGAAATTTAATGCCACTGACGAAAGTTGCGGATATAACTTGTTGAAAAGTTGTAGATTCAAACACGGTGCGCCGAGTAAACATCCTATTGTCAGGGCAAAGATATCTGCTTCAAGGATGGGAAAATTAAATCCGATATATAAACACGTTTTCACTGAAGAGGAACGCCAACGCGCTCGAGAACGGCGGCTTGGCGTTAAGATGAGTGAAGAATCTCGCCGAAAACTATCTGAAGCGAGGAAAGGTATGAAATTTACTGAACAACATCGCCTTAATATACGTAAAGCGACTTTGGGAGATAAGAATCCTAATTTTGGAAAGCGAGGCGCGGAAACGGCTTTTTACGGACATCACCACAGTGAAGAATTCAAAAAACGTCATTCAAAGAGAATGAGTGGCGAAGGAAATCCATCGTTTGGTAAATTTTGGATAACTAACGGCGTCGATGATGTTCTTATAAAACGCGGTTCGGATATTCCAGATGGATGGCGTAAAGGTAGGAGCAAGAATAACCGCATTTATGTCAAGAAGAGTAGGTAATATTGATTGGCGTGAGGTCTTGATGAATCCAGTTTTTGGAAAGCGAGACCAAATAATATGTGATTGCCTGTTTTGTGGGAAATCAAAACATATGTACGTCAATAAGAATACAGGCGCCTGGGATTGTAAAAAATGTGGCAATAGTGGTGGAATATATAAATTACTTGCAGCTGTTGATAAGTTGTACCTGTTAGAGGGGGCCACTATCGAGGAACGCGAGGTAATATCCAAAATACGAGATTTGACGACGTCTGCTTCTGAAGACGTAAAACTGGAGCCACTGCCACCGCGGAAGATGCCTGTGGGCTACAAAGTATGTTTGCACGACACTTATCTCGAACGCGACCGCGGTCTTACTCCAGATGTTATGAAGCGATACGCCATTGGCCGCACTAAGTTGGTACGGCGGTACGCCGATTATATCCTCATTCCGGTAACTACTGATGGCGTCATCACGGCTTTCCAGGGCCGTTACGCTTCGAAGAAAGTACCGCCCGACACCCTGCGCTGGCGTAACGATACCGGGGCCGACTTCGCCAAGATGCTGTATGGCTACGACGATATAAAGGCGCCCAGCGCGACGGTGATATTAGTTGAGGGTGTATTTGACAAAATAGCCGTTGATCGTCGGTTACGATTGGACGAGTGTGACGACGTCAAGTGCTGTGCTACGTTCGGCAAGAAAATAAGCGACTACCAACGCGCCATGCTCCAGAAAAAGGGCGTTCGCGCGGTAGTATTACTTTACGATTTTGACGCCATAAAGGAGATTAAAAAGTATGCATTCGAATTGGATAAGTACTTTTCAACAAATATAGTTTTCACGACCAAGAAAGATATTGACGAGTGTAACGAAGCCGAGACGCTGGAAGTCTTTGAGCGTTTACAGCGTCCGCGCGATTTTGCTTGGAATGTGATAGGAAAACTAAAAAGGTGAGTCATGAATAGTGCAAGGAGCTTGTCGGTAGCGGAGTATTTCCACGTTATACAGCGTGAATATCTGATGGCCGAATTCAGGCGCAAAATATATTTCTCCCCCAAGGATAAGCGATATTTCTCACGCGTGATGGAATTCAAGCGCGAGAAAATATGCGATATCGCTAACCGTAATAAGTTGACTTCTATCTTCACTTCACCTGAGAAGATGCGTGATGTGAGGGCTGAACTGTTCGACCCGCTGAATCGTCCGATGTTCGCCATGAGCCCGAAGGATTGGATGAATTATTATTCGGTCAACAGCGATTTTTCCTACCGGGGTGAAGTGTGGAAACTCGACGCTGTGAAAGGCGATTTTATAACGCTCTACAACGAGCGAAGCCAGGTATATGCCGACAACGTACCTAAGTCAGAAGTGATACGTGTGTTGTAAAAAATTTTGAAAATTTTTGTAAAGTTCTTTGTACATTGGAAATTTTCACCTACCTTCGTGCTGTGGATGTATGTAAAACGTCCGCAATCGTAAAACCTAATTGGCATGAAAGCGTCGGAAAAAGCCTACAAAGAATTAGAGTTCCTGGCCGTTAAATACGCCAACAAACTCTACTCTTATGATGAATTGTCGTTGGAACGCGACGATTTGTTACAAGAGTTTCGCCTAAAAATCTTCACTTCAATAAAGGCGTATGGACGCCGTTGGTTAGCGTATCGACGCGGTACAGCTACACGACCTGTTCCGTTGCGGTACTACGTTGAGTGTGCTTGCTCGAATAAGTGTACTGACCTAATGCGTGCTATCCGCAAGGAAAACTACAAACTGAGAATCGACCAAACGGCCTACGATTGCGGCATAGAGGACGTCGTCCAAACTGAGCCGGAGCTGAACCGTTTTGTGATAAATGGCGTTGATGTCCTGGCCAATCTTACAGGAATGAAGCGCGTTATATTTTCTCTCCACATACGGGGACGCAGTAAAGGCATGATGGCGCGTATGTTACGCACACCGCGGGCTGCTGTTGAGGGATACGACCCTAACATGCTCTTCAGTGACGCGTGTACGCTTGTTGACCAAATTATTGCCGAACAGCAAGCCTACTTGTTGGCAAATCACAAGTCAGCGTTATATTATACGCCAACAAGATACGATTATTACCGATTAAACGATGAATAAATAAAAATTGTTTCACTAAAACGTACAAAAATCATGGCAACTAAAATTTCGAAAGTGAACGCCGAACGGCTGAAGAAACTCGGTATTACCGCCAATACCGAGGATGAGGCAAAGAAGATCCTCATTGAGCGTCTTGAGCAGGCTGGAATCCCCGGCATGGACGAGGAGACAATTGACAACCTGATTGACATCGTCGGTTCGTTCGCCGAACTGGAGAGCGATTCGGCTGAAGAGGCCGCTCCGGCTGAAGAACCTACGCCCGCCGAGCAGCAGGCCGACGAGCTGGCTGAGGAAGCCGCCGAAGAGGAAGAAGAGGCTGCTCAGGAGGCTGAAGAGGCCGCTCCGGCTGAAGAACCTACGCCCGCCGAGCAGCAGGCCGACGAGCTGGCTGAGGAAGCCGCCGAAGAGGAAGAAGAGGCTGCTCAGGAGGCTGAAGAGGCCGCTCCGGCTGAACCGGAAGCAGAGCCCGAGCCTGAGGAATCCAAGCCGCAGCCCAAGGCTAAGAAACCCGCCGCCAAGAAAGAGGCCAAGCCCAAGAAAACTAAGACCACTAAAAAGCCTTCGAAGCGCGACGAAAAGGGTATTCGTCTGAAGCCTCAGACCAATCCTGAACACCTCGACCTGCTCCGCAAGGAACTGAGCAAGTTCTTCCCTGAAAAGGAGTTCCAGTACGTCGCCGTGTCGCAGGGTATCTCCATCAAGTTCGGCGGCGCCAACTCGCATCCGGTGGCCATCATGTTCGAGAACGTGTACTCGAAAGACGGCCAGTTCGCTACGACCAACGTCGTCCTGAATACGTTCCGCAGTCAGGCTTCGCAGGACAAGCTGGCCGAGGATGGTCTTGACTTCGTCATGACGTGGAACAACCTGCCCTGGCTCAAGGGTATCGCCTGGAACGACGCGATGGAGGTTGTAAAGACCTACCTCGACGATATCAAGTCGGCCGTTTCTACCGCCGATACGCGTCTTGGTAAGAACCGCGAAAAGATGGAGGCCGATCTGAAGGCAACCGGCAAGAAAGCCGCCGCTCCGGCCGCTAAGAAACCCGCGCCCGCTGCGAAGAAAGCCGCCCCCAAGGCTGAAGCTAAGGACGAGTCTGCCGATGACCCCAAGGCTAAGGCCCGTGCTGCACTCATGAAAGCGGCCGCCGCCAAGAAAGCCAAGGCCGCCAAGAAATAAACCCGTAAGGGATGATGAGAGAGGTCTTTTGGCCGCCCCGGTCGTCATGGCCGGGGTTTTTCGTCCACCCGTCTTCAACGTTATTTACCCCAGATAAAACCGTATTAAGGATATGAAGCAAGAATCAATTTCCCAGACCGAAACAGGCATTAGCCGTTTTGAGTTTGACTATCGGCGGCGTGTGGTATTTACCGATCCGCGCGGTTCGTTCGCCGAGGTGTATCCGTATATCAACCGCACGATGATGACGACGCTCCCGCTTCAGGATTCTCGTGCTGGTAAGGTACGCGAACTGCTCGATGTCAAGACAATAATCAACAACCCGTATCGCCGCTGTGTAGGCGGCTATGCTCGCAACATCAACATCTTCTTCCTGCTGGCTGAAGCTATGTGGATAGTTACGGGCCGCAAGGACGTCGAGTTCCTGAAGATCTTCAACGGCAAGATGGTCGATTTTTCCGATAATGGCGTTACGTTCCACGCTCCCTACGGCTGGCGTTTGCGTCATTGGGGTATTTCGTCCGAGGGTGAGTCTATGGACCCGGGCCTGGATCAGGTGAAGGAAGCCATTCGCCTGCTGAGCACTGACCCGGAAACACGTCAGGTTGTGATGTCGATTTGGAATCCTAAGTTTGACCTCGGCGTGAAATCGAAGGACTTGCCGTGTAACGATATGGTGATGTTGAAAATCCGCGATGGGAAACTCGTTACCACGGTCCAGAACCGTTCGAATGATCTCCACTGGGGCTTACCCACGAACATCTTCCAGTTCTCGTTCCTGACGGAGGTAATGTCCCTCTGCTTGGGGGTAGAGTTAGGTGTTCAGACTCACAACTCGCAGTCGCTCCATATCTACGAATGGAATAATATCGCCGAGCAGATGAGCGAACTTTTCGTGTCCAATAATACGCGCCGCAGCTTGTATTACGAGGGAGCGATGTCGTATATGATGGACTTTAAGTTCGAATCGGAGGTTCCGGTAAACCGCCTGTGTGAAATAACGGCCTTTATGGAAGAGATGATAAATCGTTTGGCGGTGCGATACGCAAAAGGCAATATCTTGGAAGACGAGGCCGGGTTTGAGAACTACGTATTTGAGAAATCAACCTATTTCTGGGTAGTTTACCAGATGTTGAAGGTGTACGTCTTCTACAAGCGAAATATTGGTGCCTATAAGGATGACCGTGATTCGTTGCTGAAGTCGTGCTTTGTGCTGATGGACCGTATCACAGGGACCGTATCCGTTGAAGAAAAGTGGGACTACCTGATGTTGGCTCGCAATTTCTTCGCGGCAAGGTTTTCTAACGCAGAAATCAATAAACTCCTGTAATATGACTGACTCGCTACGTCGGTGGGCGGAAGATAACTATCTGGCTATCGAAGAAAAGCGCGACGACGAATTGAACATAATCGCCATTGAGGGTGTAGGGGACTTCTTGTACCTACACCCCGACGATAGCGGAAAGATAATCGACGAACGATTCTCGTTCGCAGTAACGGCTGCTGAATTCGACGCACTGTACGATGGCGTGGTGAAATACATTCTCTTCGAATTCGGCGGCAAGTTCTACTACTCGAATATCAAAAAGGACCACCTGCGGCTGGATAAAACTGTGGTTTTCCGTCCCGAATTCCGCGACTTCAAATATCTTGGTACAAGCACGGCTGAGGAACTGGTTCCGTTCGTTCACCTGGGTGTTCATAGCGAATACGAGTTCTTGAACGGTTCTTCCAACTGCGAAGAGTGGGCTGCTAAGGCCAAATTCAACCGTATGACGGCTCTGGGCATTTGTGACCGTAATACGTTGGCTGGCACGCTCGCCTTTCAGACCGCTTGTTTAGGTAAGGGGCTGAAACCTATCATCGGCGAAACCGTTACGGTGGCTTGTAACTACGACCCGGCGGCTGACGTTCAGGAAACATTTTCGCTGAAACTCTACGCCATGAATACCCAGGGATGGCGAAATCTGCTGCTGGTTAATAAGGCCATCAACGTCGATTATCAGGGGTTTATACCCGCGGAAGAACTCTACAAGTTAGGACGTGGATTGGTATGTGTAATACCGCCTGACAGTGAATTAAACTATTTCAAGGGGGACGTCGAGCGTTGCAAGCGGTTATTGACGGCCTATCACGCCGCATTTGATTGTGTGTATTACCAGATTGACACGGTAGAGTATGCGTCCGAAACCCTATTCCGCGACCACTTGGAAAGTATTGATACCTACATATGCCGCTGCCGCAAAATTAAACTCTACCGCGATACGCTACCGCTCGTTATCAACGACTCGTACTATCTTGACGCCGAAGAGGCTCCTCTGAAGTCGCTCCTGAATAAGGTAGCAGGCGTTGTTAATGCTGAAAGCGCAACCCAGTATTTCAAAAACTCAAAAGAGACGATTCTGGCGTATGAAGAGTGGATGGACGTAGCTGCGCCCCTCTACGAAAAGATAATTGATGGCATGGCTAATTCCACGACGTTGACGGAGAGTATTGACTTTAAGATACCCACCGGAATACGTCACCTGCCGAAATACGAGTTTGTAAAAACTACGGTTGAAGACGCCTTTTTCGAGAAACTGGAAGCGGGCGTACAGGAGCGGCTGGTAGGTAAGGTTGATAACCTCGACCAGTATCTGGCGGAGTTGGAAAAGGAATGCGCCATCATCGTACCGAACGGTTTGTGTGACTACTTTATGATACTTTGGGACATCATGAACTGGTGTCGCGAGCAGGGTATCATGACTGGGTCAGGCCGTGGCTCGGTTTGCGGTTCGTTGATTGCGTATTGTCTGTACATCACGGACGTGGACCCGTTGAAATACAACCTCATGTTCGAACGGTTTCTGAATTCTAATCGCGTAACGGTTCCTAAATTTTGGGATTTGGAAATTGAGGGGTATGGCAAGTTTAGATTGCCCGAAAACGCTAAAATTCCTCTTCGTAATGGCGAGGAAATAGATATAGACTGCGATTTGTCAAATATAGATCTGGACATTGATATTGATAAATTGCGGACTTTATGCAAGGTATAATTTACAAAACGACAAACCTCGTTAATGGAAGAATTTACATAGGCCAACACTGGTGCGATACGGATGAGTTTGATGGTTATTTAGGTAGCGGCGTATCTTTGACGAACGCGATTAAGCGTTACGGCCGAAATAACTTCAAGCGCGAAACACTTCGCGTATGTGACACTCAACTACAATTAGACGCCTGGGAGATGCTCTACATCAAGAAATTCGATTCCGCCAATAAAAAGATTGGCTACAACATATTACCGGGTTCGGCGAATAAGTTTGGAAGCGGTTCGCCCATGTTGATACCAGAGGTTGCGGCTAAAGTTTCACGTTCGCTTAAAAAGACATTCAAGGATCATCCGGAAGTGATGAAAAGAATTCATCAAAAGCGTCAAATGACTTTGGATAATACCGATTACAAGAAAAGAATTTCACAAACCTTAAAAGGTCGATATGCCGGCGAAAAGAATCCAAACTACGGTAATTACTGGACGCCGGAGCAAAAGGCGCAATTATCTGCCAAAATGAAGGGCCGCTATGCAGGTGAGAACAATCCGAATTGGAATAATCGTTGGTCGGCGGAACAACGTCAGGCGTTAAGGGAAAAATTTCGTGTAAAATACGAACAAGGATACACGAATCCTATGCAAGGCAAAGTTAGAATAACTAATGGTGAAATAAATACTGTTATACCGAAGGACAGTCCGCTCCCCGACGGTTTTTGGTATGGAATGAAACCAAGGAAGAAATGAAGATTCTAAAAATAGAAAAAGTCGAAATTGCCCGTCAGGACAGCATGCCGGACGTGGACGCCGATTTTCCTGTTGCATTTCGGGATACAGTGAAGGAATACATGTCCAAACGCTATGGCGTCAATCATGTGTGCTCTGTTGGTACGTACACCCGCATGAAACTCAAGACATGTTTGAAGGATTTCGGCAAGGTCATGGGCGTGCCGTTCGCGGTAATGAACAAACTCACCAAGGACATCGACGACCAAATCGAGTACACGTGGGGTGACTTGTTTAACTACGCAGCTACATCGCGTGAATTGTTCCGTTTTGTGCAGGATCACCCCGAGTTGGTCCATATGACGAAATACGCCCTTACGCAGTGTAAAACGTCGTCAATTCATCCCTCAGCGGTCATTGTTGTACCGCAGGAAGATGAGGATGGAAACCCGATCGACTTGTTTGGTTGGATGCCTATGAAGAAAATGGGCGATGTGCTTGTATCGGAGTGGGAAGGCAAGTATATCGACAAATCAGGCTTCTTGAAGGAGGACATATTGGGTCTTAACCAGCTGGATAAGTTCTCGTCTATCATCAAACTTATCGCCAAGAACCGTCGGGAGCAAATCGACGTTAACACCATTCCGTTCAACGACGAAGAGGTTTACCGTTATTTCCAGCGCGGTTGGTGCGAGGATGTGTTCCAGTTTGGCGCTATGGGGTTGATGAACTACTGCCGCGAGGCCAAACCGCATAGCCTGGACGACCTTATCGCTATGACGGCACTGTTCCGACCAGGCCCGATGGATGTGAAGGCGCACGAAACGTTTGTCGATATAAAGAACGGCCGCAAGAAGCCAAAGTTTGACCCCGGGATGGAGGATATCACGCGTGATACCTATTCGCTGTATATCTACCAAGAACAAATCATGAAGGCGATGGTTGTTGGAGGTTTAACGCCTATCGAATCCGACGAGTGTCGTACGTACATTAAGAAAAAGAATCACACAGCCTTAGCTCAATTCAAGGAAAAGTTCGTTAACGGATATTCCAATTTGATAAAATCAAAAGGAGTTGCGGAAAAACGAGCCATTGAACAAGCCTCTGAAGTTTGGGAGAAGATGCTGGCGTTCGCTTCTTATGGTTTCAACAAGTCGCACGCCGTTGCGTACACGATGATGTCGTACTGGTCGCAGTGGTTTAAGGTGAACTACCCGTTGGAGTTTTGGACGACGTCGCTTCAGTACGCTTCTAAAGAGGCTGATATTCCGTATCGGCTTGTCGAAATGAAGAAGACGGGTGTCGATATTGAGGTGCGTCCACCGGATATCAATTTCTCGGGTGAAACCTTTACGTGCGACCCCAAGACGAACCGTATCTTCTTTTCGCTGGGTAAGGTCAAGGGAGTAGGTGAGCGGGCGTTGACGCTATTGAAAGCCATGAAAGATGAACACGGCGAAGTGTTCTCATTTGAGGACTTCATAACCTCTGCCCCGAAAGGCATAAACCGTACTGTGGTGTTGCGTCTTATTATGGCTGGAGCGTTCGACCTGGTGGAAGACATCCGAAACCCTCGTCAGCGTCTGGACATCGTCAAGCAGTATCTCGAACGCCGCGGCGAACCGCTTTCCGACGAATTCACTTCGCCCGATGCTCGCACTAACGCCTGGTGGGTCTTCAAACAGCGTGAATTAACCGGGTACGGCGAGGTGGACTACGAACGTATGATGAACGAATACGGACTCGGAAAACGGATGGTTCGGCTGTACGTTACCGCCGCCGAGTTTGAGCGTAAACACGAGGGTGACGAGGTTTGTATCGTTGGTCGTGTGAATAACGTATTCGAACGTCAAACCAAAGGTGGCGATTCTTACGGTGTACTGCAAGTGGAGGTCAACGACCTCATCATCCAGATTACGTTGTGGCCTGACTTTTGGCTTCATCAGCCGGAAAACGAAGCTACGCTGTTGAATCGTATTGTGGCTGTTTCAGGGCGTGTGAATTATTTCGCTGGAAAGAAGACCGTACAGTCTTCACAATCTACAAGGTTAGAGATATTACAATAGTAAAACAAATCGGTTATGCAAAAGGATGATTTAATCAAACTCTTCAACCGCGATCATCTTGCGCGGTTGGATAACATCAAGCAGTGGTTGGAGTATGACCGCCACCAGCAGGAAAGCGTTTCGCAACATTCGTACAAGGTATCGGTCTTCACGATGTGCCTGCTGGACTATCTCTGGCCTGGAGGGGACGATAATAATACGGTGGCTACGTTCAAGTATCAGACGCTGAAGATGGCGCTGATGCATGACTTCGACGAGGCTATTCTGCGTCGCGATATCACCCACGAACTTAAATATAACGCTTATAACGGGTCGGAACTGCGTAACGTTTTGGACGAGTTTGTTGCGCACCAGGTAATGACCGAATTCGGAGACGATTCGGTAATTGCCAAAACGCTTTCAAAGGATGCACCGTATTACGACGTTGCTCACGCGATTGTAAAGGTGGCCGATTGGATGGCGTTGTTGTATTTCTTGCATCGTGAGGTGGGGATGGGAAACCGCTCTTGGCCTTTGGATTTATTACCGTACTGTAAGGATAGCTATCGTAGGGCGGTTTCAACGTTACAAAGTACGTGTGTATCGGCGGATATTTGTGAGCAAGAACGCCTGATGTACGTATGGGTAGGAGCCATTAATGACTTACAAAACGATATAATTTAACATGGACAAGAAAACTCAAGATTCATTAATTTCGCAGGTGTCTTATGACATCGAGCGTATCTGCCAATCTGAACCTGAAGCCGCGCAGGCCCTGGCAATGACTATCAACCACATTGCCGGAACCTACTCTGATAAGTACGCCGATGGTGAAAAGGTTATCGACACCAAAAAGATGTTATATGGCATGGACCACGGTGCGGCCATCAACATCTACCAGGTAACGCGCTATCTCCAGCGATACATCACCGTGGGGCACAACAAGAGCCGTCTGATTCGCGACTTGGAAAAAGCCGTTCATTATCTCATTATCGAAATTACGCGTCGTGTACGTTTGGGCGACGTAAACCAACATGAACCTAAAGAATGAAACGGAAACTGCTGATTGGAAAGAACGTTTACGAAATCGAATTTCAGGAGTTCGAGGGCGAAATAGACGTTGACGAATTGATGACCATCCACTACGAAAATCTGGTTGGTGAGATTATCACTTTCCCGGTTGTCGTAAACCGTCTCGGCCTGTTGCTGGCCGATGCCGAGCGGGCGCTGGCTGAAACGAAACTCAACTGCGAGATTATGGAAGCCAAGGTTCGCGAGGAGATACGCACCGCCCTCAACGATGAAGAGGACCGTAAGAAACCGGCAACCGTCGATGAGGTAAACACGGCGGTCTATCAGAGCCCGGTTTATAAGGCTAACAAACTCAAATTGTTTGAGGCCCAGAAGACGCGTGATTATGTCGCTTCGCTTCTTTTTTCCGCTAAGGATAAGTCGTCGAAACTGGATAAGCTATCGCTGTCGATACCGGCAGGCGATATCGAGGAGCACCTCCTCCAGAGTAAGGCGAATTCGGTTATGAAAGTACGCAAACGCCGCAAACTGATTCCCGACGAAGACGACAGTTAACAACGTTTATATTAACACCTTAACAAAATCAAAGTATTATGGCAAATGATTTGCGGAGTAAGCTGAAAGCAACTCCCATCAAAAAACTCAAGGCTCGCATCGACGAAGACAACTCGATGCTGAACAACGGCAACGCCGAGTTCCTGTCGCTTGAGGACGGTAAACTGATGAAGATTCGTATCTTCCCGGCCCATCCTGACCACGACAATTTCTACGTACCCCGGAAATGCTACTGGCTGCCGTTTACTACGGATTCCGGCGACGAGCGCCGTGGTACGGTACTGGATTCGATTTTCCACGGCAAGACCGCTATGGACATCGTCCAGGAATATGTCGCCTATGTGAAGACCCACGGGTCGGAGAATGCCGTGGCCGCCGTTACGGCCCAGCGTGATGGCCTGCTGCCGTCGCTTTCGTGGCTGTGCTACGCCGCTGAGGTCAAGGAGGACGATATGGACCCCAAACTGTGGGAGTTCAAGAAGACCGTTCGCGACGCCATGAACCGTCTGGCCATCACCGAGGAGGAAGACGAACCCATCGAGACCGACCCGTTCACCGACCCGGACGAGGGCCTGCCGCTGTTCGTCAAGTACATCAAGAACCCGAACAAGAAAAAGGGCGAGAACTACTACGACGTGTCGCTCGGCAAGAAGCCCAAGGCATGC